GCAATGATGGTCATGCGGATTGATTCCAGAATACTTGCGCCAGCGCCACCCCATGCGAGGGGAAGCAATCTTTCCTGCGAATATGATGTAAGCAATGCGCTTGTCAGACTTTGCCGCGTGTCGAATCTGATCCGCAAGGTCAGGCATGAGGTCAGGCTTCTTCTTTCCAGATAAATCCCTGTCAATATCAATGGCTCTGACGATACCCTTTGCATCAGGATTGTGGTCAGAAGCACGCGCTGAATGACGGGTATCGCCAATCCACCCGTCTGAGGTTCGATCTCGCTCTGGGTAAGTATCATCAAGCTGCTCTCTTAGCTGCTGTCCGGCCTTGCAAAGTTTAGGATTCATCAGAAATCATCACATGGGAAGCGTTTGTACATTCCCATCTTTTCAGCTCATTAAGAGTTAATTCATCATGGTCACATGGCATTGGAGCAATAAACGCGTCATCGATTGGATCGTATGTAAATCCAATGCCTGCATAGTTAAAACGGATATTGCCATTGTAAGAAGTACGAAGGCACTTTTGACCTTTGAATTCACCATAGTAATGCTCTGGAGTCATACCTTCAATAAGTTCAGTCTCGTCAATACCAACAATGACTTCAGTAACAATGTTGTTGTCATCTAAGAACGCGTAGTGTGCCATTATGCGAAAGTCACCGTTCCTGTTCCTGCTGTGATTGTGTAAATCTTATAGCCACCTGAGCTTGTATTGCTTGAAGTTAAACCACCGCTTACAGTGATTGACTTAGTATCAGGGAATTTCAAAATAACAACGCCAGAACCGCCATTGCCGCCATTGACGTTAGAAGTGTCAGATATGTTACGAGCGCCGCCGCCGCCACCACCGCGATTAGTTGTTCCAGATGTTCCATTGTTATTGCCATTGGCTCCGGCTCCGCCACCACCATTACCACCTGAACCTGGAGTAGTTGATGAACAACCACCACCGCCACCGGCATAATAAGTCGATGAACCTGAAATAGAACTTGCTAAACCTACTCCACCGTTACCACCGTTACCGTTAGAACCTGATGCACCTACTGCACCTGCTCCACCGCCACCGGCTCCTTCTTGGTTGGAAATTGTTTTACCACCGTCATTACCTTGTCCAGAAATACCTGTACCAGCTTGTGAATTTCCATCTAGTGATCCAGAACCACCACCAGAACCACCATTAGTTGCCCACCGCCACCAATTTGCACTGAATAAGAAGTTCCGACAGTGCATGAAAGAGTGTTAGTTAAATAACCACCCGCTCCGCCGGCACCAGCGATGCGTGAACCGCCACCACCGCCACCGGCTACGACTAAATACTCGACTGATACTGGTGGAACAATATCGCCGAACAATCCTGCTGTGATTGCGCCAATCATTAGGCAATACCACCTGCAACGTACCATGTGTCTGTTGCTGTCTTAATGCAAACCGCTGTTTTGTATTGAGCAACTGTTGGAGCTGCTGCTGTAGCACCGGCTGAGAGAACTGTTGTTGTGCCTGAAGTGACTGCTGAGATTGTGACTGTTCCAGCACCCTTGTTGAGGACTGTGATTGCTGTGCCTACTGGGAAGGCTACAGAGGCATTGGTAGGCAGCTTGAACGCAACTGCTGTTGCTTTATTCATAGGTACTAATACCTGATACTGATCGTCAGAAACGGCTGTGTAATCCGCCGTCTGGTCGGCATCAACTGTAAATGTCACCAAGCCGTTAAAGATAGGGGCTGTGAGAATGTCACCTGTCGCGGTTGGAAAGCCTGTTGCCATCTGTTTATCTCCTAGTAAGTCATTGCACTCACGCCAATTATACCGCAGAATCAGGCTGGATATTGCTTATCCGTAGATTGTCAAAATAGTCGAGCCCAATCATTGTGTCAGTTGGTACGGCTGGATCTAGTAAATCAACAACCATCTGGTCAATACGGATAGTTGTCTCAGCTCTAGTTGCTACATAGGTGGCAGCGATATTGAGGGCATTGGCATCGGTATCGATAACTAGATCCTGTGCGCTGTACTGGTGAGGGAAGTATCGGGCAATACTGTCTGCCTTCTCATAGAACTGTGCTGTGCCGCCATAGCGGGTCATCTGGGCTTGATTAATGATGAGCTTGTCATCGAAGGCAAAGACGAGGTTACGGTAAGGAATCCCGCCGGTTTGATTGAACTCGATAGGAGTTCCAGAGATAGATGAGGCTACTGAGTTACGATCCTTAAATACTGCTGTGCCTGAGCCGTTGATAAAGAACGCACCCTGCTCAGAGAACTCTGCGTTCTTAATAGCATTAAGGCTTGTGCGTAGCGTTCCCGGGTCAGCAATGCAGTTAGATTGACCAGTAGCGATTGTGCGCATATTGGCAGGGAAATCCACCTGATCCAATATCTTACCAATGCGTGTGCCGGTTGATTGTCCCGCACCTGAGTCAGCAACTGTTGTGACTTGAGCCAAGTTAAAAAGACGGAAGGCATCGGCGATATAGATATCGACATAGCCCATCTGCTCGGCTTGGTCATAAGTATAACGGTACTCGGTTGTATAACCTGAGAATAGGAACTCCTGGGTTGTTGCCGTTGTAGCTGCAATTCTGACCTTGCGAAGAGGTACTAAATAGCCGTAATAAGGGCTGGCTGTATTCTGAGGGTTGAAGTAAGAATCTGGGTCTGTAATGCGCACAACGGCTGTGCCGGCAATATAGGTATCTGCTTGGATATCTCTGCCACGGTTGATAGTTATATTACGGACATTGGGAGTTAGATCGACAATCGGAACTGGAACTGTAGAAGAGCCAAGTGTGCCTGTGCCTAGAACTCCGTACTTAGCATCGCCAATAGTAAACGGGTAGCCGAAAGTTGCTCCAGAACTAAAGTCAAAGGATACGGATATCTCAGCAGGTAAAGCCATCAGCGACCTGCAAAGCTTCCATAGGTTCTATTAACGCTCGATGAGACTCCTGATAGGGAAGTATCCTGCAAAGCTGTAGCAATGGCCTTGCCATCGATATTAACTGAGAGTTGAATCGGCCCAGTATAGTTAGATTGTTCCTCGGCTCTACGGAAACTGCCGGGAGTTGATCTAGGGAATGGCGTCACATTGGTCTGTGGAACTTCAGGTACTTCAGGGAATGAAGGATTATTATTCCAGCCAAGAGAACTGTTAAAGTTTGGGTCTCCTGTAACGATTAGGGAAGCCTTCTTTGCAAGTTCATCTAAATATGCACCCCAGGCAGCAAAGGGATTCTTAGCATCTGGAAGGCTTGCGAGATACCCAGCTAAGTCCTTGCTCAGTCCTTGAGCCGCCGCAATCTCAGTAGTTAGTTTCTTAGCTTCTGAAACATTGCCAGTAATCAAGGCAAACTGGAGTTCAACGCGCTTACGATCTTCATCAGACAACTTACCTTGAAGGGCAGCAATAAGTTGAATCTGCTCTAAGTCAAAGATTGATGCAGCCTTCTTAAGTGCTGCCTGTTTCTTCTGTTCTGCCGTTAATGCTTTGGCTGCCTTTGTTTGTGCATCAGCAAGTTTCTTCAGCTGATCTTGACGCTTCTTCTCTGCTGCGGCTGATGAATCATAAAGGTTAGCCTGTGCGCCACCCATGAAGCGGCGACCTGCTCTTGGGCGCTCCTGTGCTTCATTACCTAATTTAGCCAATTGACCAATCAAGCCATACTCAAAGTTAGCGGATAGTAATTTGCCAAGAAGTCCACCGCTGATTGCTTTATCAAAGGCGGTAAACTTGCCAGCCAAGACTCCAACGCCACGAATGGCATCAGCAGTAAAGTTAGATAAGCTGCTCATGGCATCAGCGACATCTTGGATATCTCCATCTTTGCCACCGGCTAGAGCTAGTGCATCGACTAAGCCTTTGCCAATTGTCTCCTGAGCATTGCCCGCTGCAACTGTGAGAACCTGCAACTTACCAGCATAGGTCTCGAGGAAGGCTGCGTTAGCGCCCGAGAATTGAGCATTGAAGCGTTGCTGTACTTCTGTAAATGAGACGGTTGTGAGCTGTGCCTTGGTGAGCCCAAGGTTATATTTTCTTAATCCTCTTGTGTTGCCGTTATAAGCGTTAGCCAAGTCTTGAGATACGGTTGTGAGATCGATGCCGCTTGCTCTTGAGGCTTCGATAGCCATCGTCAAGAGTTCCTGAGATTTGGTTAGTGATCCGGTTGTAGTAAGCAATGCTTGGAAGGCTGGGCGCAATTGGTCATCAAGGACTGAACTGCTTGACTCGAGTTTAGAGATGTAATTGTCAATCTGAGGCTGTGCGAAAGCTAGACCAAGATTCTTAACCGCTGTGGATAAACGATTAGCTGCTGCCTCATCTTCTGCAAAGGCTTTGACTGATGCCTTGCCGAAAGCAACAATTTTGGTAAGCGCAAAGACTGAAACAAGTTGCTTGCCTAGTTTGCCAACAGCCTTGTCAAGTGAACTGGTTGCCTTTTGTGCCTTAGTAAAGGCTGCTTTGCCGGTGAACTCCGAAGCAATATCAACTCTTAAATCTGCCACTAGACTGGTCTCCTTGCATTAAATTTAGCTGCGGAAGTTTCAATCGCTTTGAGAACTCCTGCTGTCGCTTTGCCACGATCTTCTTCAAAGGCTCTGAAGATTGCTCTACCTGTCATCTTCTGACCTTGACCAACGAGCTGACCGCCGAGCTTTGGAGTGAACTTTCCAGTAACGCCAGACTTGCGACCGGCTGTCTCATAGATAGCACCAGCAGCAGACTTATTGAAGATAGATGCCAAGGCTCTAAATCCTCGACGATTGGCTTTGCTTGGGCTGCTC